GGAACTGGTGATGGAGCTTTTATCAATTAGCGATGACAAGGATAGAGCAGCAGTCGAGGATATACTCAACAAATATCGATCAGAGCGTGGGTTCATGAGGGCTCCAATCAATCCAAAGATCACGAGTGCATGGGGAGATGGAACAGCAGCCAGTACGGCCGATCGTCCCTCATATGCGCAAGAGCGGCTGGAGAGACAATCGTCAGCACAGAAGTTTTGCGAATGGTGCGATAGATGCATCGCGGCCATGCCAAAACAGTCTCATCAGCGCTTGCTCAGGATCAGGTACTGTGATGGGCCTGAAACTGAAACCCCTGATGGTACGACCATGGATATACTCGAAATATCGGCAGCAACATACACACGAAGAAAACGAAATGCGCTTTTGGCAGCAGCATGGTACTTTGGAGTTACGCCCAGAAAAAGTAGTGAGCAATGAATGAGCACTAATTGAGCACTAATTGAGCGATAAATGAGTGGCAAACTAAAAACGCAAACCATTATGATTGTATTGTGCCAAGGGAGTGATCCTAAAGCACCGTTTTTTCCTCCGAGCCTCAGTGATGATAAAGCTGTGGCAAGGCGTGGCAATGAGGACTGACTGAGATAGTCTGGCGGGGTCGATTCCCGCATGCCACATTGTCCAGTTTAGCGACCGGACACAGCTTGCGAAGACCCCATCTGACACTGGGAGAGCGAGCAGCAACCGTAGGATCAACTTTGTGGCCTTATCGGGTTCGAATCCCGGCGGTTGCGTTGAAGCACTTCAATTTTCGTGGGGTGCTATTTTTATACATATTTTCGGAGGCGAGTAGATGCAGTGGACAGATGAACAGATCGGTGACATTAGGAAGCTCGCCTCTGAAGGCTTTACCAGACGCGAGACAGCCGACAAACTCGGGATTAGCTATGATGCGCTTCAAGGCAAAGCGAGACGGCTTGGGATCGAGTTCCAAAAGCCGTTGAAGAACGAATACGATTCAGACGGAACGCAATCCAGTGAAACCATTCTAAAAGTCGTCAGGGGTCACAAAATGACGCCTAGAGAGGTTTTGGAAGCTCACGGGTACGATTACACTAAGTGGGAACTTCTACGCGCTACAAGCAATTTTTGGAAGCAGACGCCTGAAGCAACATTGTATCAAAGCAAGATACAAATCAGGCCAGTGAACGGCATCACGCCGGAAGAGCTGTCGGCTATCATGAACGGTGCAGTTGAACCCGTAACGATTCCGGCTGACCGTTCCGGTGAACACAACCTAGTCATTCCGCTATACGATTTGCATTTCGGTATCACAAAACTTGAGCAGTTGAAGCCAAGGCTAGCAAACATCGTGGACACCGTTCAGCAAGGCTATCACCACATCGTGATTGTACTGGGCGGCGACACGTTACACAGCGATTACATGAACTCAACGATGACAGTGAAGGGAACACAGCTCGACCATGTGGACACGGTCAAAGCCTGGCATGAAGCCAAGCAATTCGTCAGCGCGATTATTGAACCCGCGTTGGCTAACTGCAAGCACGTCACACTGTACGGCATCGGTGGCAATCACGACTTCGACATGCAGTGGGCATTCGTCGATGGATTGGCTGACCGCTACCCGCAACTGTCAGTGCACAATACGACAGATTATCGGCAGGCGTTTCGGCTAGGGCATGTGGGCATCATGATTGCTCACGGAGACACGGCGCTGCGGAAGCTGCCAATGCTATTTGCTACCGAGTACCCAGACATTTGGAGCAACTCAAGCTGGCGGGAAGTTCTGTATGGACACTTTCATCACGAAGTCGTCAACGATGATTCGGGCGTGGTGATTCGACAGCTCGGCACACCAAAGCCTAGCGACAACTATGAGAAGAAAAACGGCTACACGATGAGTAACCGTTCGTTAAAGCTATTCGAGTATGACGACAGCCGATTGCGGGTGACATACGATGAATAGAATCTGGAATACTTCGTACGGCAACGTCACTGACGTCGAGCACAGCATAATCGAACATCTATCGAGAGAAGAAAAACATATGAACGCGATTATTTATACGAAACCAAATTGTCCCAAGTGTCGCATGACGGTCATCCTGTTATCTAAAGCTATGCCAGTGCAAACAATCAAGGCTGACGAACGCGATTATAAACGCTTTCGCAAGTTAGGTTATCAGTCAATGCCAGTCGTCACAATCTACAAGGCAGACGGAACACATGATGAGTGGTGCGATTTTAGGGTTGATAAGATCAAGCAATACACGAAATGCTAATAGTTAGTACAATGCGGGAGGTGTGGTGATATGTGATGAAATTGACAGAGAAACAAAAGCGTTTTGCAGATGAATATATCAAATTAGGTAATGCCACACAGGCAGCGATTAAAGCTGGATATAGCAAGAAATATGCAAATACAAACGTGTCTAAATTACTACAAAACACTACAATTAAATCTTATTTAGCCGAGCGTATGAAGTCGATTGATTCTGAACGCATTATGAGCGCCAAAGAAGCCGTTGAATTGCTTACTGGTATTGGCAGAGGAGAGGTTAAAGAAACAGTTGTTGTTGCTTCTCCTGCGGGCGTTGAAACGGTTGAAAAAGAAGCCGATTTGAAAACGCGTATCAGTGCTATTAAGGAGATATTGAAGCGTTACCCAGATAATGATAAGTTAATGGAACAACAATTACGCAAGCTGACTGCTGAGGCCGACATCATGGAAGCCAAGGCTAAACGTGAAGTCAGCGGAGACGGCACAGATACTGTTAACGTTAATATTGTCATGCCAAACAGTGACGAGGAGCAGAACAATAATGAGTAACATTACAATTGATATACCGAAAATTGTTTCGCCTGCTTATTATCCGATGTTCACTAGTAACGCGCGCTATCTATCGTACAAAGGCAGCCGTGGTTCTGGCAAGTCGGTTGCTGCTGCACGTAAGGTGATTGTAGATATTCTTTCTCATTCCTACGTCAACTGGTTAGTCATACGACAATATTTTGGGACACATAAAGATTCCACATTTGCAGCTTTGAAAAAAGCAGCAAGTGATCTCGGAGTATACGATCTTTTTAAGTTCACGGTGTCACCGCTTGAGATAACGTATAAGCCTACCCGCCAAAAGATTTTCTTTAGAGGCCTAGATGATGCGCTCAAGATAACTTCTATCACGACCGATGTTGGTATTATCTGCCGCGAGTGGATTGAAGAGGCTTTTGAGTTAAAGTCAAAATCTGCTTTTGAAACTGTTGAAGAATCATTGCGAGGCATTCTTCCTGATCCGAATGGATTCTACCAAACAGTTATCACATTCAATCCTTGGAGCGACAGAAGCTGGCTTAAAAGTGAGTTCTTCGATGAAGATACACGGAGGCCACACACACGCAGCTTTACGACCACATATACAGATAATCCGTGGCTAAACGATGACTATATCGCAAGCCTACAAGATATGATTAAGCGCAATCCCAACCGTGCTCGTGTTGCCGTATATGGTGACTGGGGCATTGCAGAAGGGCTTGTATTCGATGGACTGTTTGAACAGCGTGATTTCAGCTTGGAAGATATTGCCGCATTGCCAAAAGCTGTTGGCCTTGACTTCGGGTTCAAACACGATCCAACAGCAGGCGAGTTCATGGCAATCGACCAGCAGAACAGAATTGTATATGTGTATGATGAGTTCTATCAGCAAGGGATGCTGACACAGCAGATAGCCGAGGCGATTGGTCAACATAAGGGATACGGAATGCAGATAACGGCCGATAGTGCTGAACAGCGGCTCATTTCGGAGCTGTCTGGTGTATACGGTGTGCCAAACATTGTGGGCGCTGGGAAGGGCAAAGACAGCGTTTCGCAAGGTATTCAGTACATGCAGTCGTACCATTTTGTTGTTCATCCCCGCGTTAAAGGGCTGCTAGAAGAATTTAACACCTACGTTTATTCCAAAGACAAGTTCGATAACTGGACTAACACGCCCGAAGACGCAAATAACCATGCCTGCTTAACTGGTGATACATTGGTTGAAACCACTAACGGTAGTAAGCCAATCAGTGAGCTAGTAGGCAAATCTGGTAACGTTTATAGTCTTGATACTGA